TTTACTACAAATTTAACTACCTCTGCAAACAACTTTGTAACCTCTCACTCTGCTGCTTTGTTAGCATTAGGAATTACGGTAACAGCAAATTCAGGAGCATTGACTTTTGTAGCTGCAACCGCAACTTTTCCTACAATTGCTAGAACAAATGTTTCGGGCGATTTGTCTGCTACGATTGCATCAGTTACAGCAGGAGCAACAACAGGTTCGCCAATTGTAGATTTAGTATCTTACGTTAGAGGCGCAATGACTGTTCGAGTAAGAAATTACGGTACGGCAGCGCTCAATACCTTTGTGAGATTTCATTTTAAAATCACCCACAATTAGTAGTTTGTCAATTCAAAAAATTAAAGCCTTTCGAATAGAAAGGCTTTTTTATTTAAAAAATATTCCTATATTTGCAATGTAATTGTTTCGGTCTCAAACTATACGGAAACATAAAGAAACCGCCTTTGCAAAGGAGTTGTACGTGAGACCTACAACAAATTTGTGAAGGCATTTTTATTTTATAGCATTATGATTGAGTATTATAAGAATTTTAGTTTAGAAGATTTATTTTATGTTAACGAAAATGGATTAGTTTGCCAAGAAGAATGGAAGTCGATTTTAGGTTTTGAAGGATTATATGACGTTTCTAATTTGGGAAGATTAAAGTCTTATTTTAGAAATGGAAATAGAGGAAAAGGACGTGGATGTTTTATGATAAAAAAACAAAGAATAGGAAATAAAGGATACTTATCTTCTAATTTTAGGAAAAAGAATTTTAGTAAAGATTTTAGAATGCACCGAGTTGTTGCCACGGCTTTTATTCCAAATCCTGAAAATAAACCAGAGGTAAATCATAAAGGAAACGTTCCTAATAAAACAGACAATAGAGTTTGGATGTTAGAGTGGTCAACTTCAAGTGAAAATAAAAAGCACGCAAGAAAAAACGGACTTGTTGTAAATGCTCACGGAATAAACCACCCGCACTCAAAACTTACTGACGATGATGTTCTTGAAATAAGAGCCAGTAGTAAAACACGTCAAAGAAAAGAAACTGCTGAAAAGTATAATATTTCAGTCGCTACCGTTTGGCTCATTGTGTCTGGTAAATCTTGGAAACATCTTCTTTAAGAAGTGTATGTTCGAATCTTAAATTGGAGAGGTTTGTTTTCCGGAATGTCCATTTTATAAGATTTTCTTTGCACTCCCATTAAAGCGTAGCCAGTTGCCATTGTAATATCAAATGCGGTTCTGTTGCTTATATTGAATCCCATCCAATCGCGCAAAATGCTATTAAAAGGTAAAGACCCAATTTCTCCTTCTTCTCTAATTGGATAAACGTCGTCGCCTTGAGAGTACATTCCAACATATTTTTGAATATATGATTCAATCGCTGTATAGTGCATCTGATTAACGTCTGGAGATGTTCCAGGCACGCCTCCAATTTGTTTTTCTATTGGAGAAAGTCGATTAGTCGGTTTATCAAACCTTCTTAATGAAAATCCAGAATATCCTCTATTGGTAAAATGGTATAGCATTCTAGGTTTATTAGATTCCATAAGTATTGGCATTCCGTAAAAAACACAAGCCATAAGTGCGTCCTCAAAGAAAATATCTGCTGTTTGCGGACGTGCGTTATAAATACAGAAGAAAAAATTTGAAGGAACATTCTTCATTGTGAATGCCGTAACTCCAGCAATACTTCCTTTTGAACCTCCTGACCACTCAGAACCGTTTTCAGTTTGTTCTAATTTAGAATCCATTGTGTTATCGATGTCATATGTGTCACCGCCAAAACAACCTAAATCTTCATTTAACGGATGCTTACTTCGGCCACCAAAGATATTGTTTTTTAAAACCCAACGATTTTGCAATTGTTTTTCAGGAATCCAACTTAACAAAAATCTTCCTTTATGAGATGGAACCCAAATAACTTCGGTATCTTTTACCCCATCTTTCCACATAAAATTCCCTCGAACTAAAGTATTTTCAATATCTACATTGTTATTATGAGCAATTTGGTCATTTAATTTTTCAAGATTAAACAAACTAGATTTGGCTTCATCACGAAATGCTTCATCAATAGTCATTGGGAACGCTCTTAATTCCTCGTTGTAAAGAATATCGGATTGTTTTCTTTTAGACCTTCTTCTGTTTTCTAAAAATTGTATTGACCCTTCGTAAATTTTATCGCCATACACATTGACAAAATGTTCTCCTTCCGCTACTACAGTATGACAAACTCCATATTTATCAGTAAACAATTCCATATTTTTATGAGCGGGTAGAAAATAAGCATATAGTCCTGTTGAAGTTCGTTTTGTATGAATATCTCTTTTAGAAATAATAGAGCCTCGATACATTTTGTAAAAAGCAAAACCGCCTTTAGCCATTGGGTTTACAGTTGAGCCAACGTAAATTTTACCCACAACTCGACCTCCATTTTCTATGGTTGGAGAAACTCTACCCCAATATGTTTCTAATGAGAATGGAGGTAAAGGTTTTGAGGCTTCGTCAATTAGCAAACGTGTCATTCTTTGTCCATCATAAGCGGATTCGGTAGTAGTTTTCCAATTAAGCAAAGTATTAAGATAATCGTCGGTATTGTTGTCTTTTTTCTTTTTTGCAGTTTTTGTAGAATCTGAAGGCTTGGCAAATTCAACTTCTGTTTTACTATCTATCTTTCCTTTAATTACCGGAATAAAGAAAAAAGGTAAATTTTGAATACCGTAAGTCATTTTAAGGAAAGCTTCTTGAGCATCATCACCTGTTTTGGAAATCATACCTAATTTAGAATTAGAAATACTTGTTCCATCATTAATCATTTCGCAAATTATCTGATATGTAAATCCTGTCCTTCTTGACTTTACGAATAATTCTCCAAGGCATCTTGGATCCAACACGCACGCACGAGTAAAATAAAACATTTCCAATTGAGCAAATCGAAAATCCATAAACGAACCTGTGTCCAACATTTTTACGTGCTGTAAAGCCATATAATGCGCAGGAGTTAAATAAATAGCTTCTCCTTTGTTCATAAAGAAAACGCCTTCTCTTCTGCGTTTAAATTCATTCATTATAAACTCGTAGTACATATCTTCGTTTTCAGGAGTCAATCCACTTGGTAATTCTGTTCTTCTCCAATACTGTTCTTCAATTGGCAAATCAGAAAACAAAATTTCTTTTTTATTCTTTGGAGGAACAGGCAACATAATATTTAAACCATCAAGAGTAATTACTTTGCCTTTGGTTCCAAACGGACAAATCATTACGCTATCAGTTTTTTCATCATACCAATCTTTGTGATAGTCTTTAGTAGGATAAAATTCTTGATTGGCAAATTTCTCAGGAAATGAACGTTTAAATTCACGTTCTTTAAAATCTAATAAATCAGCATCTAATTGAAGTTTCAAAGATAAAACTCCTGAATTTATTTCATTGATTGCTCTAAAAATAATAGGTTTACTTTTAATAGCAGTTCCATATTTTTCAGTATCTAATTCGCTAAATGCAATTTTCTTTCTTAAAGCTTGACGTAACACTTCTATAGAGTTTTCGCCTGATTTAATTAAAGATTTTGCGTGTTTTCGTAGTTTTTCTTGACTTGGCGCATTAGGACTTTCTTGCCATAATTTTATCATTTCTTTTGTAGCAGAAAATGATTCAAGCCTTGATTTCATCAAATTTGCCAATTTATCATCGTCAACATCTAAAATGTTTACGCTTAAATTCATTCCGTCAATAGAATCTTTTATTGCGATTTCAATGTCGTCACTCAATCCTCTCATTTCAATTTTAATTTAGAATAGTCAAAGATACTACAAAATAGAAAAACTTTATCGCAATGTAAATTAGTATAGAAAATTATTATCTTTGTCTAAACATTTACTATACAATGGATAACAACGGAAAAGAATTTATATCTTCAAACATAGTATTTCCCAGTCAATTAGATTCGTTTGAAAACAAGAAAAAAACGGAATGGGGACTTAGATTAGCTCAATGTATTCAATCCGAGTGGTTTTTTGGCTATAATGTTACCAATCAAACTGTTTGTAGATTCTATACCGAACGCAATCAGCTTATCGAAAGACGTATGTATGCCAAAGGTTTGCAATCTATGGATAAATACAAACAAGCTTTTAAATCCGATGGAGACAAATCATTTTTAAATTTATCGTCTCAGCCAATTTCTATAATTCCTAAATTAGTAGATGTAGTAGTAAATGGAATGTGCGATAGAGGATATTCTGTTAAAGCAACTGCTATTGACCAAGCTTCTACTAATGAACGAATTGCTTATAGAAGAAGAATTGAGGATGACCAAAACGCTAAAGATTTCATTATTGCCGCCAAAGAAAAACTAGGAGTTGATGTCGGTAATTTGCCAATTGACCAAATTCCAGAAACAAAAGCAGAGTTAGACTTGCATATGCAACTAGAGTACAAGCAATCTTTTGAAATGTCAGAAGAATTAGCTATCGATATGGTTT